TGCAAATTCTATTTTTCTACTGAGGCATCAGTAGTTGCACCTTAGCTATGTATTTTAAGTAATTATAGCTAGCGTGTTTCCAGCAAGAGTTTATTTGATTAAACAATCAATATTAGAGTGTATCAGAGTTAGCATTAATGCAAAACGTGTGAACGCTTTGTTATTAGTCGTAGAAAGTGGCTTCGAAATAGCCCTACCAGTTGTTAGGTGAGTAACATCCGATCATTCGCGGAGATGATTTCAAACAGAACGCCGTTCTATTATGTGGAAGAACCAACCTTAGGACGAATAAGCAAAGGGTAACGCCGCTAAAAGCAGAAATAGTACAAATCCCCGGTTCATCTATGGCAACCACAAACAAACAAAATAGTGAAAGTCTATCTCTTTCAGGTTCATCTAGTACCTTAACCCTAGTCCAAAGTAAGAGAGTCAACGTGAAACTTGATTCGATAGAGTTAATCTCCAATGAAAAAGGAGGAACCCATTTGTATTTATATCCGAATGGGAGAGTTATCTTTTACGATCTTCAGAAGTGGAGTAGTATGCAAGGAGGAGTGGTTCAAGGTCGTGTTTACACGATTAAGAGCAGCTTCTTTGGAAAGACTGACATGAGAAGAGCCGTAAGAAGCGTAGAGGCAAGTTTGGAGCCCAGCCGACGAGTGAGCGAGAAGCCTAGGCGTCGTGCAGACGATTGGGACTCCCAGGGCCTTGTTGACTCTATAACGTCAGCTGTCGGAGGCGCGAAAGACGTAGTTAGACTACTCGGTGAAGTTCACCAGAGTCAAGCTTTGTTGAACGTAGTGTCTGGGACGATTTCAACGGCTAATACCGTCGCTGAGGTTGGATCGAAAGTTACTAGAGTTATGAAGCTTATATTAAGTAAGCTTTTTTCAATTTTATCTTTAATTTTAGATGTTATCTCGGCATGGACAGCTCCATGTGTCATGTCTGTCGTTAGGGCCTGTATAAATTTTATTTCCTTTGTTTCGGATATTTCCGGTTTGTTGCGAGGGCGCGTCACCGAGGACGAATTTTTCGATGCCCGTTCGGAGTGGGAGGCGCAGAGCTTTGAGGGCTTGTTGATGAGTTTGGCAACCATGATGTTACCGAAGGCAGTTTTTGAGACTATTAAGCGTATGTCTACGTTTACTAACTCAAAATTGTTAGACGATACATCGTGTGTGCACGACTTTTTGGCGAGCGCAATGAGCGTTGTTGAATATGCCATCAAGCTTCTCCCGTTGCCAGCCGGTTTCGTCGAGAAGTTGAGTGGTTGGTTCGAGTTAATACCTTTTGGTAACGACCACAAGTTGCTAGAAGATTTGCGTAAAACGCATGTGTCTTGGAAGAGAGACAAGACGTTGTTAATGTCGCAAGAGTTTGGAACAAGCGTCCGTAGTAACGGAGTGCGCTTGGCAGCTTCATCAAAGCTGTGTGAATGGGCGAGGAGGTCGCCCAGGGTTCAGAGCATAATAAACGACTTTAAAACGGTCGAACGGGCTTTGAGCGCTTATGAGGATGCTGGCAGAGTTGAGCCAGCTTGTTACATTTTTGAAGGACCTCCGGGAGTTATGAAGTCCTACTTCGTCTCGATGCTTGTCAATGCATTAGATGAGCCTCGTTATATCCATACTGTCAAACCTACAAACGACGGCAAGGACTTTTGGGACATGTATAATAATGAGTCCGTTGTTATTATGGACGATGTAGGACAACAGGATGTCTCACAGTGGAGAATGTTAATAAATCTCGTTTCCCCACTGAAATACCCATTGGATTGCGCCCGAGCAGAGCTAAAAGACACAAAGTTTTTTAGTAGCTCAAAGTTGTTGCTTACAACAAACAACTTTATGGGGATCCAGGGCATCACTAAGGCCGATGGTATCGGTAATGTTAAGGCGCTTTGGCGCCGTGGTTATGTTTTTAAGTTTAATGTTGTTAGAGTAGATGCCCCAGAAGGAGTTTTTCTTCAGGGCTCTATAGATTTTTTCCATTTTGATTTAGTGCAGGACCGTTTTTTACAAGGATTTCCTGCATGTTTTGAGCAAAAGTTGCCTAATTTTCCGTCAACTTTTGCGTTAGCCCGCGGCACTGAGCGAAGCAAGTGTATTTTGTGGATGTCGAAAATCTTGGCGGTCTTTGACTTTATCAAAGATTCGCAGAAGAAGGCATCCGTGTTGTCCACACGCGACGTTCAGTTGTTAAAGGAAGAGTTACGTCAATTTAAAGTTGACGCAGGGTGCGTATTTCAGCCCCAGATGAACTCTATTATCTACGGAGATAGTAGAGATTTTCCATCCCCCCCCGTGTACGATCCGGTGTTTGCCGCGAAGCAAAGAAAAGAGCAGGAGGAGAAGGAGAGGATAGCGTGCGAAGTTAAGGCCGGCTGGCTGGAGACTTATGCGCCTTATCTTCACCGAGTGCGCAATAGAATTGCAAACTTTAAAGCTGCACCGGGAGCCGAGTTTAAGCCCCAGATGGACCAAACCGTCTTTGGGGACGAGAGGGACTATACGTTACCCCCCACGTATAACAGAGAGGCGGAGGCCGACCCAGTTGAGGACGTGGAGACGCCAATAGTTCAAGCCGGCTGGCTTGAAGTCTTAGCGTCCTATATATCGGAGGGGTTTTCGAGTTTAGTGCAAAGCCTGGGTGAGTTCATAACAATGATCGAACCCGAATTGAAGGTTGGCTTGTTGTCTGTTGTTATATGTAATATTGCTTTTGTTTTTGTGTGTAAAGTGACGGAGCGTGTCGTGAAGTGGCACCAGCAGGGGTCAACGACGTCAAGTGTGGCTGGTTTTAGAAAAGAAGCCACACAGCCAGAAAGCTCCTTAGTAGGAGCTATAGGTAAGCAGACCTTTGAAGTGAAGGTTTTGGCTGAGGGTAGAGAAGCACAGTGCTTCGGCCTATTGAGTGGTCACTTTATTGTTTTAAATTCACATTGTTGTCTAGCGGAGACAGGTTTTATAACCGTTTACAAAGACCGAGAGGCCGACCATAGGCTACTCGATCACCACCGTTTCCGCCGTGTTTACTTTAATGTTTTTGAGGATGTTTGTGTTCTAGAATTAGATGTGCACAGTATGACTCCGTTTAAGAATTTGAGTCACATGTTTGTTAATAAGTCTCTAGGAGGCGATTTGTTTTTGGTTAATCGTTTCGGTAATATCCCGATGGCTACTATCTTAAATAAGAGCCAGGATCTACCAGTGTTTTATCGAGTTAAGCACGCGGGAGTTGAGTACACCTACGACTTTAAGCCGTCGCAGGTGGTTACCTACTCCCTAGAAGAGAAAGGGCTCTGTGGCACCATGCTGTGCAATTCCCAGCGGGGAGTTGTTGGCATGCACTCTGCAGGCTCGGCTGGGCTTTGCGGGGCCTCTGTGGTGTGGTCGAACACCACCAGAGAGGCAATTGGATCCTTACTCGCTAAGGATAAGTACATCTTGGATATAGGTGTGAGTGAGAAGACCATAGACGGGTTTAGCGGGATCAAGCTAGACAAGAGTTATTATGTAAATATTCCGAGTAAAAGCAAGATCGTTCCCTCGGTTTTGTTTGGTTCTTTTCCAAATAATAAAGAGCCAGCCAACCTAACTAAAGACGGTTATCACACAGTTAAAACTGTGGCGAAGAAGTCTTTTATAGGGGCTGAGAAAGTCGACGAGGACGAGTTAGATTTTGCGAGCTCAGTTGTTAGTGTTTATTTGCCGTTTTTTAAAGATTTGACCGATGAGCAAGTCGTTAATGGAACCGAGTTACTAGCGGGAATTAACAAAAAGTCTTCGAATGGCTTTGGTTGTTTGGTAGGTAAAGAAGCCTACATAGATTTTCCTGCAGGTAAACCTAAGGACACCTTTAGAGAGGAATTGGACCTCTTTTGTACGGCTGTGCAGAAGGGGGAGGTTCCCCTCGAGAAGTGTCTCAGCACAGAGTGTTTGAAGGACGAAACTAGGGCCTTCCGTAAACAAGGAGAGCCCCGGAGTTTCCGAATAAGTACGATACACACTCAGTATTTGACTAAAAAATTTACTGGAGCATTGGTTGAACAAATCATCGCCAGTAGGAGTTTTAATCAAATAATGGTAGGAGTTAATCCCTACAAGGAGTGGAATCAGATTTATTCGACCTTAGAGAGGTGTGAGGGTGTTTGGGCCGGAGACATCGGTAAGTGGGACGGTAAAATGTTACCCCAGGTACAAAGAGAGTTAAACAGACTGATTTTAGCCAAATACAAGGGCAGGAACTACGAGGTTCTTGGCTTTTTGCTTGGTCTGATTCCAGCTTGTCCAGTTGCGGTTCAGGATGACGTTTTTTTAACAACCCATTCTATGCCGTCTGGAAATTTTTTAACCGCCATATACAATAGTATAATAAATAAATTTTATACGGCAATGTGGTATAGACGAGTCATGGGACCTACAGCGACAGCTACAGGGTTCTTCAAGCACGTAGTCGACTACGTGTATGGAGACGACAAGCTCAATGGTGTTACGAACACATCATTGGGTTTGAATGCCCTTTCTATGAAGAGTTTCTTTAACTCTTTGGGGATGGACTTTACTGACGCCAGTAAGAGGGAAGTCACTAAAGAGTTTGAGAGTTTAAGTGAAGTTTCATTTTTGAAACGAAGTTTTTTATTTCACCCCGATCTGGGGCGCGTGATGTGTCCTTTGGATACTGAGACTATCTACTCAACTATGAATTGGGTGGACAAGTCTAAAGACGAGTTAGTGGTGTTGGAAGGAAAGATCTCCAGCTATCAAAGGGAGATGTTCTTGCACCATGATATATACGATGAGGCCATGGCTCTGCTCGTTAGTGAATGCGAGAAAGTCGGCGTTAGTTGTATTGTTCTACCACCGAGTTATTTAATAAATTTGTTTACTTTCGATGTTGACACCTTGGCAACCCAGTATGGGATGCATGAGGCTGATAGTAAGTAGAAGTGTAGTTTTAAATTACTTTTAGTAGTTTATTTTATTTATATTTTAGTAGTTTTTGTTCACCATTTTTCTACTCTAAACAAAAGAATGGATTTGCTGTTTTAAAAGAGGTTTTTAGCGTTGTATTTAAAACCCTCGTAGCTGCTGTTATTCGCTTATAACCGTTTTTCGGGGCAGAGGCTCCAGCTATCGATTTTTGGGATTATTAGTTTAATGTGATTAATGATTTTAGAACCTTAAGCATTACCCAACCAATAGTTAAGACTACGATAGACAAGTTTCTATCAAGCGTCCGAGTGCGCTCGGAGAAGGACGCTAGTACGGTGTATACCACCAAGCCTAGCGTCAGAAGTGTTTACAAACCCATTAAGATGGATTATTCTAGGTATTTAAATAAGCCTTTTTTGATAGACACTTTCAATTGGACGACTTCTGATTTAGCAATGAGATCAGTTGAAGCTTTTTCATTGCCGTCTGCATTTTTGACGCACGAGTTTTTGCGAGTGCCTTTTGTGCATTCGTCTTTGTTTAGGTGTAAAGTTAGGCTCCATATACAGTTAGCTAGTACACCTATGCACCAGGGGACCCTCTTGGTCTCAGCGTATCCTGTTTGCTCTTCAGCGGGCGGGAATACGGATAGTAGAGTTTATTTGAACTCAATGTTGAATGCGCCGCATGTTTTTATGGCAGCTAGCGAAAGTGCTAGTGTTTGCCTTGAGGTCCCTTTTTATAGTAACAGTAAGTTGCTGCGTACGGACCCTGATGCGACGAAAGTCCCTTTTATGTCACAAGTTGGAGGTAACCAATTTGCGACCGTTAATTTCTTTATTATTAACCCTCTTGTGGCACCAACTAGTGGTACAACTTCGATCTCTGTGATAGTCAACGCGGTTTTTGAGGAGCTAGAATTTTATGCTCCTTATTCAAAGCTTACTTGGGTCTCACAATGTTTCGATGAGGAAGAGGACTCGACTAGCGAGTCAGTTAGTGTTTGTTGTGATAAGGTAGCGTGTAAGTGTAGTAATAGGGCTAGTTTTTCTTTTAATGCTCAGAGTATGTCGTTTACTTCAATTTTCTCCACATTGTTTGATAATATAGCGTATGGGGCTAAGAAAGTTACGGGAGATATTATTGATGCCGGTAGAGGTCTGATTAGAGACTACACTGGTCTTGACAACGGAAACCAAACGGTTTTCGCAGAGCGAGATTATGTAGCCAGTCGAGCAGAAATCAACGGTGTTGACAATCCAGTTCCGTATAATAAGTTGGACCCTTATCACTCTTACGACCGAGTTACGCGCGAATATACGTATGATACGGATCGCGATGAGATGGCTATATCCAATATTGTCTCGAAACCGCAGTTTTTGTCTACGTTCGAAGTTAATATTTCAGACCCAGTAGGAAAGTTGTTGTTTAGCAGGCCCATTACACCCCAACAAGAAGTTTATTTGTCTCCTTCTGGAAATACTCCCTTGATGACCGGGAATTTGCAAGTTTTGAGCTATTTGACGCGTTACTGGAGAGGATCTTTAAAGATACACATCCAGTCAAACATGTCAAATTTCCATTACTGCAAACTCGCGGTTTTTAAGAGTTATTCACCAAACACAGACCAATTGACGCTAGTTCCGACTTACGATTCAGTTCAGGGTTTGATGGTTGATTACATTGAGTTTTCCGGAGGTGGGCAAACGGTGGTTGTTGATTTGCCATTTGTTAGCCCAAATGAGCATTTGGAGTGTACTCGTGATTGGAAGTATAACGCTCTGCAGCATGGTCAGTATTATTTGTTTTTAGCTCAGCCTTTAGTTTATAATGGTTCTGTTTCCACCAGTGTAAATTTTAATATTTATTTGTCGGCAGGTGAGGATTTTCAATTTGCAGGTTACGCTACTGATTTGGCGTTGTTAGAAGACGCGGTTACTATAAACTCTTTAGCTAAGACGACTGCAACTACTGAAGACAAGAAAGGTATTGCTGAAACACCGAAAGCAAAGCCCGAAGTGTCTTTAAAGAGTGACGCCACAGTTCCGGCGGCGAAAGATACAAAGAAGACCGCTGCGGAGGCACCTAAACCGAAGCCCGAAGTTCCTTTAAAGAATGATGCGCTGCTTGCACAAGCGGCAAAGGATGCTTTTGATAAGAAGTATCCCGATTGGAAGGCGCAGGGCGACGTTGAAGTGAATGAGGTTACGAGTGTAGATGAGTTGCCGCGCGAAGAACCTTTTGAAATGGAAGCAGCTCAGTATAGACCTATTTATAGTGTTAGAGACTTTGTTAGGAGGCCTACTCCTGGCATACCAGTTACGCTGTCTGCCGCATCGATAACCCTCGGTTTGGGGGTTACATCGTTCGACATAGCGAACCTGGTAGGACAGGGGCAGGCTAACGCGACAGACGTTAGAGGAGCGCTTTCCATAGTGCGAAGGTTTTTTGTAGGTTTAGATGGCGGAGTAAGAGTAAAGTTTAAGATCGTTGGCGCTTCTAATGCGCAAGTGTATTTTGTACCACCCGGATGTTATGTGTCGGCGACCCCACAAGATGTTTATAGTACCACTCCTTTTAATCCTAGTTTTGCATCAGTAAGCGTCGCCACTAGACAAGGCTTTCAGTATGATAAAAGCCGTTTGCGGTACCAAGGGCCGGTCCAAACGGCAAGCAATTACTATTTAGATGGTACCGGTTTTAGTTCAGTTTTGTCTAGCACCACCGGTAATAAGCGCTCGAAAGAGTGCGAAATAGATGTTTGCGTGCCAAATATGAATCCATACCGTTTTACAGGAGACGGTACTGGTTATGTTGTAAATAGTGCAGCAATAGTTGCTCCTGTACTTGACTTGGGAACGCTAGTAGTAGCAGTAAAAGTTGAACCAGATGCTTCATCTGGAACAAATGCGTTCTTTCCAGTCGTTATTTATCCCTACGTGTCTCTCGGAGATGAGGCACGGTTAGGTTTCCAAGTTAAATCTCCAATTTTGGCGTACCCAACTATTTTAGAAGGCACAAGTTTGTTGCTTTCAACAGTTTTTCAGGGCAAGTACGCAGGCGATATAGGCACATTAGCCAATCCTATATCCGCTGCCCCAGCAAGTTATATAGGCTAGATTTCGAGTTCCGTAAGGGACTCTAAACATTTTACGTGAATCTAGCCTTATTTGGCTATTTAATTTCTAG